TTAATCCATTAATTTTGCAGAACGACCATGCCCACTTCCATAATGATTTCTTAATTCAATTATTTCACTACTTAAACCATTAAGACTCCCTGTAATTTGTTTCACAATTTCTTCTTCTAAATCCATTGCCACGCCTTTATTGGGAATATTCAATGAACTTAGAGTTTGTTTTACAAGTTGTCCCATATTTATTGAATCTTTTATAATTTCACCGTTGCTTTCAATGATTGTTTTACAACAACTTTCTAGTAATTCTTTTGACTTTCCTATTGCTTCTGTCGGATTTTCATTACACATTGCTACCATCAAATCTATTTGCTGATTCATATATTTACTAGAAATTTTTTCTTTAACTCTTCTGATACTGTAGAAAATTTCTTAGAATATTGCTTTTCTCTTTCAATAATTTCCTTACACTTATTAATTATAAAGAGATTTGTATGTGCTTCCGTTATAAGCTTTATCATCTGATTCTATTTCTAAGGAATATTGCACTTCATAATATTCCAGTAAATCATCTAATAATTTTACTATCTTATCATTATCTCCTTCATTTATAAATTCATTTAACGACTTTACCCTTTGATAAATCATATGTTTAACACCTGTTTTCATAGGTTTTGCAACAATCGCCTCAGATGTTGGTTTTGAAAGCTCCTTATCCATCACTTCCATCTGCTCCAAGCGTTCAATTTCCATACTGTAAGCTTTCACTTTCGCTTCCATCTCATCATAGGTTTTCGCGTCTTCTTCTGAAATAAGCCCGTCCTTGTCACGTTTAGACTCAAGGAAAGCTTTCGCACCCTGCCAAGCCTTGTTACGTTTCTCAACCATGTTTGAAATAGTGTTCATCATGTTTACCTCCAATTTTTGATTAAAAAAAGACGATCCATAAGATCGTCTGCACTAATATTGTTTGTTTCCTTACCGCTTATCCGGCAGGCTTTAGATATTTTTTCCAATAACGTGTTTTGCACGCTTAATTTCGAATACAATGTTGAAACCTGTGGTATGCCAATATCAGTGGTTTCACCTCTAGTTAAAACACCGTCCGCGAACCCGAGTTCTACCGCCTTGTTAGCGTCCATCCACGTTTCCGAATCCATTAAATGCGACAGTTTCACACGGTTAAGCCCTGTTTTAATCTCGTAAGCGTTAATAATGGACTCTTTGACCTCATCAAGCATTGATATTGCTTTTTCCATTTCGTTTCTGTTTCCAAAAGCAACCGTCATAGGATTATGAATCATAAGCATTGACACCGGGCTCATATAAACCTTTGTCCCGGCCATCGCAATAACCGAGGCCGCTGACGCTGCAATCCCGTCAATCTTTACCGTCACACAACCTTTGTAATCCATGAGCATGTTATAGATTTGTGCCGCAGCCACACAGTCGCCGCCAGGCGAGTTAATCCACACGGTAATGTTTCCACTGCCAGCGTTTAACTCGTCTTTAAAAAAGTTGTGGGGTTATATCATCATCAAACCATGATTCTTCAGCAATCGTACCGTTAAGAAACAGTGTCCTCTCCAATATTTCATTTGACTCCTGATTTTCCTTCTGGTTTTTCCACTGCCAAAACTTCCTCATCACCTTTTTCCTCCTCTCTTATATAAAGAAGCGACCAAGATTTTCTTGGTCGCTTCATGTTTGTATAACACTCATATAATACCTAAAGAACTAGCTTTACAGTTAGATAATCCACCTTACTTGTATGCTCTTCCATTTAAGGAAACTAGAGAATCAAATAATTGTGTTTCATCTAGAATACTCTCAGTTGGAGTTCTTTCCGTTATTGCAAGTTCTTTATACTTACTAGTAATTCCCTTAACAGCTTCTAATATCGATGGTTTAGAAACTTTGGAATCACTTTTCCTATACTCTTTAATTAAATCAGAAACTGCAAAAATCCCTAATTCCTTAAATTTCTGAGTTCGGTCATAATCATTCAAAGTTTCATTATTACTGATTCTTTCAACATTAAACCTTGTATTGTTTACTTTTTCGTCATAAGCCATCCTAAACTCTAACGAATTTTTCCAACCATAGTCAGAATTGTAAACAAACTTTTCACCAGTTATGTCTTCAATAGCCATAGCTAGAATATACTCATAGCATCCAGCATCTCTACTATCATAAATAGCATCGTAAAGAGGTTTAATTGCCTTCAGTCCCAGTTTCAATATTCTTTGATAGTTTTTAGAATTCCTAATAAACTTTCCTGGATGTGCCTGCATAGCCACTTGTGGATTAGTCTTCGTCTCAGTTTCTAATTCCACCATCAACTTATTCATGGATCCCTTTATATCATCTAACGTTTCAGCATAAGCTACGTTTACTGGCATCAATTTATGAGCTATATTCCCACTATTCTTTGATGCTTTATTATTTCCAATAATAAAAATTCCAGTAAATACAAATAGAACCAATAAAAGTAAAGTTCCTAGCGAAATATACATTTTTTTCTTAGACATAGTATTACGTCTCCTAGAATTCTATATTCTTAATTTGTCGTATACTCTCATAGTGTAGGATATTATCTTAGTTAAGTATCCATAGAGATTAAATTCTATTTTTCGCTTAACGTTAAGATAATTCGTTATGTCTTCGTTGCCTAAATGATTCATTCACTGTCTAAACAGTTATAATACAATAATATTAATATAACATGTTATATTAATATTATCAAGACACAAATTCAACTTAATTAGCTAATTTATTTCTATATTTTAGAATCGTTATTTCTACCCATTCCAACGAACGCTCCTGCACGGTTAAGCGGGAGCATGTTGCCGTTAATCAAATACAAGTCGCCACCCTCACAGGCTGGAATCTTATCCAAGTTTTCTAACTGTCTAATATCGTTTGCGCTCATCCAACCGTTTTGACGAGCGGTAGCATAACCATTCATACGACTCTGATAGTCTCCTCGAAGAAGACCATCCACGTTAAACTTCACATAATATGTTTCTTTCTCCTTATCAGTAAAAAGCCGTCTCGTAATAGACTGTTCAAAACGCGTCACCCAAGGATCCAGCGTGTATTTCACAAACTCCAGCGACTGCTGTTCAATATTAGAAAAACTTGATTTTTCTAAATCACCAACCATGTGTGGTGGGACTCTAAAAATACGAGCGATTTCGTTAATCTGAAACTTACGAGTTTCAAGAAACTGTGCTTCGTTAGGCGAAATAGAAATAGGCGTATATTTCATGCCTTCCTCTAAAATCGCTATCTTATGCGAGTTAGAACCCGAGAACCCCTTATTCCAACTATCCCTCATACCAGACGGATCTTTTACTGTTCCGGGGTATTCCAAGATTCCGCTTGGTGTAGCACCGTTAGCGAAAAACGATGCACCATACTCTTCCGTAGCTATCGCCATGCCGATAGCGTTTTTTGCCATCGCAATAGGCGAATAGCCAACAAGACCGTCAAAACCAAGACCGGGAATATGAAGCACGTCAAAGGGTTTAAGTTTCACACTCGTTTCTTTACCCGCTAAAACATCACTATCATTTAACGTATACTCGTAAAAAATTTGACCACTCTCATCCCGGTCAACTCTCATACGATCAGGCATCAAAGGATAAAGCCCTAATATTTCGCCTTTACCGTTTCGAATAATCTGCGCGTAAGCATTACCCCATAACAGTAGATGCGTCATTAAGGTTTCTCTAAACACGAAGCTTGTCATTTCAAGATTCGGCTCATCATGAAGCACCTTATACAAAGGATGTTTAACCGCTTTAGCAGTACCCGTACTCGTGCGCTCATACACGTGAAGCGGCAGACTCGCCACCGCCTCAGACAAAATACGCACGCACGAGTAGACAGCCGTCATCTGCATAGCTGAACGCTCATTCACCCTCTTACCCGAAGAAGACATGCCACTAATAAACCTTTGAGCATTCAAGTTAAAACGATTCTCCGGCTTATCTCTGCTCTTAAAAATCTTACTGAAAATGTTCATACGCACCTCCTTACATGAATAGGATTCCTCGAGCGTCATACACGCTTTGAGTGTTCGTGTTACCGCATCTGATAGCACGGTCAAGTGCCATGATGGTGGCGATTGCACCGTCTATTTTCTCGGTTGATTTTTCCTTATCGCATTTAATGTTTCCTGCAGGATCGGTCCTAATAAATATGTTGTCCATATTCCAGCGAAGCACCGGATGAGCGGAGTGTGCGATTTTCTGCTCGAGTGTAAGCTTCATAAGCTCCTTGGTAGGAGGACTCATATCCTTGAACCCCTGTCCGAACGGAACCACGGTAAATCCCATGTTTTCAAGGTTTTGCACCATTTGCACCGCGCCCCAACGGTCGAAAGCAATCTCACGAATATTGAAACGTTCACCTAAAGTTTCGATGAATTTTTCAATAAACCCGTAGTGAACAACGTTTCCTTCCGTAGTCTTAATAAAACCTTGTTTTTCCCACACGTCATACGGCACGTGATCTCGTTTCACGCGCAAACTCAAGGTTTCTTCAGGCACCCAAAAATAAGGTAGGATACGAAACTTATCCGACTCATCTAAAGGCGGAAACACAAGCGAAAAAGCCGTAAGATCAGTGGTACTTGAAAGGTCAAGACCCCCATAGCAGACCCTGCCCTCGAGTTCTTCTTCGTTCACCTGAAAACCGCAAGCATCCCATTTTTCCATCGGCATCCAACGAATAGACTGTTTCACCCACTGGTTAAGACGAAGCTGACGGAAAGCATTCTCTTCACCAGGATTTTGCCGAGCTGACTCGAAAGCAGCCTTAACTTTCTCCATTTGAACCGTCACCCCAAGCGAAGGATTAGCTTTCTTCCACACCTTAGGATCCGTCCAATCATCCGAATCTTTTGCACCATAAATCACTGGGTAAAAAGTTGGATCAATTTTCCTACCCTCGAGAATATCCACTGCTTTCTGATGCGTCTCATAGCAGATAGAATGCGTATCCGTACCGGCTGTGGTAATCAGAAAATATAGTGGCTGCATGCGAGCGTCCCCGGAGCCTTTAGTCATCACGTCAAAAAGTTTACGGTTTGGCTGCGTGTGAAGCTCATCAAACACGACACCGTGAATGTTAAAACCGTGTTTAGAGTAAGCTTCAGCCGACAACACCTGGTAGAAACTGTTAGTTGGTAGGAAAATAATACGTTTTTGCGAAGCTAAAATTTTAACCCTACGATTAAGAGCCGGACACATTCTAACCATGTCCGCCGCCACGTCAAACACGATTGTTGCCTGCTGACGGTCCGCAGCACAACCATAAACTTCCGCACGCTCCTCATTATCCCCACAGCATAAAAGCAAGGCTACTGCAGCGGCAAGCTCACTTTTACCCATTTTCTTAGGTATTTCAATATACGCGGTATTAAACTGACGGTAACCATTCGGTTTCACCACGCCAAACAAGTCCCTGATAATCTGCTCCTGCCAGTCAAGGAGCTTAAAAGGCTTACCAGCCCACGTTCCTTTCGTGTGTGTTAAACATTCGATAAAACTTACAGCATAATCCGCAAGCTCCTTATTATAGGTTGAATCTTCTTTTTTAAACTTAGTAACCTCGTATTTTTCCAACTTAAGCTCCTCCTTTCTTTAGGCATAAAAAAGACGCTTACTTGCGTCCACATCATTTCTTAGTTTTTCTTAACGAGAAACAGGGCCTTAAAAGCCCTGCTACTCTTAACTCAACCTCAATCTTCAATTTTATTATTCAGTTTCAGTCTTTCAGTCTTTTAGTCTTTCAGTTTTTAGTTTCTAGTTCTTTAGTTTCTAGCGTCAAGGATCATTTCTAAAGCCTCGTTTGCAAGCTTGCCTGTTGGCATAATATCCCAGCCTCTATCGTAGTTTGCGATAACCTTGTTATTGTTTTTCAAAGTAAGCTTGGAAATTCGCCCCTGGTTAATCCCATATTCGCTTGGCTCTTCAAAAACCTTCATACTGTAGCTTACAACCTGATCTTCTACTTTAAGCGTATCTTGTTCCCACATGGTTTTTCTCCTTTGCGTCTGTGCTTTTTGTTAGTACTATATATCACTCTAAAAGCACATAATAGCAAGTCATAAATGAGAAAAAATCGCAGGTATTTCCACGATTTTTTATTGGTTTTTCGCCAATTTTTCTTTTTAGTTTCTTGCCTGTTTAATTGCTTGATAGGCTTTTTGAATATCCTTGTCCAGGGTTTCAGCATCCGCGAAAAGTTCGAATTCTTTACTGGTTAGTTTTCCTTCGCTTACCTTCCAAAGCTCCTCGTGAGCTTTACTGGCGCAGGTTTTTGCTGTTTGCGCGATGTCGAGCATGCTGATAGCCGAACTAATTTTCCCTTCTTCAGCTTTTTTGATTGCGTTTAATGTGTATCGTCTGCATGTTTTAACTTCGTTTGCAAGGTTTTGTAAAATTTCTTTTTTCACAGGTTTCTCCTTTGCGCACGTGTTTTTTGCTGATACTATATATCACTCTAAAAGCGCGCAATAGCAAGCTTTTAAGCCAAGAAACATCAGGTATTTACACGTTTTTCCCCCACCAGTTTTAGCTAATTTTTTTTACTCTTAAAAACCGTTAAACGTTTCTAAAATCATGCGGAAATAATCATCACCCAAAAATCATCTACCACAGTCAAACACGCTTTTACAAAAACCTCGTTCTCTTGCTCTAAATTCGCAAAAATTTCTTCAACCAAAGAACCTGTAGGACAGTCTTCACTCAACACGTACGCCTAGTCTTCACTCGCATACAGCATTACGCTCACCCCCGTTTCTAAAAGCACAGGACCCTTCTAAACGGGAAAGCATAATTTTCCTGTCTTGTTTAAACTCGTCTCCTATAAACCCGAGTCTAAGAAGAAAACATCTGAAAGCATACTTATCGTTAACCGGCTCACGCTTACTATTATTAACGCGTTTAATTTCCACGCTCATTTTACAAAGACTGTTTATAAACTTCGCATAGGATGCCAAGCCTGGTTGGTTAGCCTGCTCAAACCAAGGAAAAATAAGCTTATCATCTTCTTCCTTAATATTAAGACTGTTCACTCCTAACGCTTTTTTAATAAGATCACCCTTATTATCAAGAATTTTCCTAAGCTTTACCACATCAGCCTTATCTTTAGGAAACTCAACACTAAAACATTGCGTACCATCACACGCGCAGACTGGAAGACTTATACCATAGTCAGCGTCTAACATGTTTTTCAAATCATCTAAGTTATCTTCACTACTACACGTGACCGTACCATCTTTACTAATGTTGAAAACACCTATCCTGTAAGACATACTCGGAGTTTTTAAGTAAACAGCCTTTACTCCCGTAGAATCCTCTATAGCTTTAATAAGCGGCTGCCTATCTTTTCCTTTTAACCCGTATTTTAATTCCATTTTGCCTCCTTTAGATTTTTTCGGGTACATACATAAATCACTCTAAAGAAGGTTTATAGCAAGTCTTACATGCGTTCTTTCGCCTGAAAATAAGCGATATTTTGAGAACAAAATACACGCAGGGAAGCGCCACGCCGTTACCCCACATCTTGTATTCTGCCGAATCAGTGTGAGGATTTTTAAGCCATTTGATTATCTGATTTCTACTTTTCGGCTTAGTAGCTTTTTGTTACCAGAACAGTCCATAATTAAATTGGATACAATTAAGTGTAAACGGTGCCACCAAAATTGAAGAGAGAGTTATCATGATAGTTTGTAATATGTTATAATTATTCTGAGTTTTATTATCGTCAGTGGTTGATAGCTTATTATCTGAAGCATTGACGATGAGAGTCGTTCTTCAGTCGTGAATCGTCGTTACACGGTCGACAGCGGACAACTGTTAGCTAATTATTGTTAATTGCTACGCCAAGCCAATTTCTCACAATTCCTCCTGGATATTCACCTCTTGGAAGATCGTATGGCGTAGGACCGTTGCAAATTTTAAATCCTGCACATTCTAGTAAATCACATACATCAGTAAACGATAAATATACTTTTGACGGGGAATGTAAGTTGTATCCAACTATCAAACTCCCCATTTCGGTTATCGCATAGTTAACCCATTTAGGCCATAAATCTGTTCCAATAGCAGGTAGCTGGAACAAAAGAATTCCGCTAGGCTTAAGCCGCCGTCTAAGTATTTTAAATCGCTGAAGGCTCTCTTCAAAACTACCATATACTAGGGCTCTACTACATATCACATAATCAAATTCTGGTATATAAGAGAAAGCTTGGTCATAGCTAAGAGCCTCAAATCGATCAGCATATTGCGGCAAATACTTTTGGGCTCTTTGTATATTGAAATTAGATACGTCGCACGCATATAAGTTCCATCCCTCTGAGAGGAGTGGAAACGCATTCCTTCCGTTTCCGCATCCTACGTAGAGTCCTTTGTCCAAAGGAGAAGAAAACAGTCTTACATAATCACAGATTGGAAGAGGCGAATTGTGCGAATTATGATTTTCTATCAATGAGGTATCCACGATTGTTATGCTTTTATTCGGATTTTCTAGGTAGCGCAGCAGCGAGCGTAATGGCGATACCCATAGCAGCAGGAAGCACACAATTAGCGGCAGTAATCGTGCTAGCAAAGAGTGATGGCCCTACAATATTCTGGAATTGTCCACCAAGATTAATAGCGCTTAAGTCAGTAGTCAGATAATCTTTTCTGCTCAGCAATGCCATATACATGGTAATACCTGCGGTGCTGATGAGTTCAGCGATAATCTGCAGCATGGCAAGCAACATAACCAGTGCTATGAATGGAAAATCATGTGACAGGAAAGGTATGCAGGCTACAGCAATAAATGCAATTGCCTGCAGTAGGCCACTGCAGCGCCAAGCCAGCGCATAATTATGTGCTTTCGTGGCCCAATGGTTGACAGGACCTTGGGCTAGTGCAATAACTACCGTATTGGTAACGAATATGGCTGGCACCTGCCATGTGTCGGTAGGCGCGTAATGAATAATCAGTAATGGTAGATACACATTGAGCAGTGTACGATGAAACGAGAACAGGAAATTTTCTATAATCAGCCGAGAACGAGACCTTGAAGTTAGTGCAGTGCGAAAAACCGTCCACGAAGTTAGCGGTGAACGTTTCACCTTTGCAGCGGTTACATTGCAACCTTTGAGCGCTCTGCGATATAGCATAACTACGACAACGAACGAGAGTGAATTTGCTGCCACTATGATCACATTCCCGTACTGGATAAGCAGCATCATTGTGCTTAGTGCCGCGCCAAGCGCGTAGCCGACATTCGTCGGTAATGCCATGCGACCCAAGAGTATTGTGGCTTGCTCTCGGCTCAGCGGTGCGATAATCAGTCCTCGTGTAAGCGATGCTGCTGAGCGGTCGATAATACCGAACAGCGTCATATAGACAAGAAATGCAGCATTACCAGAGATAATAAGCCATCCAAGCATTCCTACCGCTCGTAGCAAATACGAGTAAGTGAAAACGCGCAACCCTCCGATACGGTCGGCGAGATACGCAGCAGGCATCGAAGCAATCATGCCAGAAACAGCTGAAAAGGTCAGTCCAAGACCAATAATGCCTGCAGAAACATGATTATACGAAGAAAAAATTACCGCCGCAGCGCTGACAAACGAGCCCGTACCAAACGCATCAATACCAGAAGCCAATAAAGCAGCACGTTGCAGCCGTTGTTCAATAGAATTCATTTACCTGCTCCACAAGAAGGACAATGCGGATCTTTCGGAATAGGAAGGCGATAATAATCGTTTTGAAAATTGGAACAGGACATCAAATATCCGCGTGCTAATTCTCCCTTTCCTAGGAGTATTTTGAGAACTTCATTTGCTCCCATCACTCCCGCAATGCCTGTTGCTGGCCCCCAGACGGGAACAGGTCCTTTGCGACTTGCAGGCAAATCTGGAAAGGCGCAGTTTAAGCACGGATCCTCTTTATTAATCATTGTGAACACATACCCATAAGCATATTGTGCTGAAACATGCACCATTGGACATTGATTATCCACAGCAAATTGATTAACCATTAGTCTTTGATCCGGACCATCTCCACCCTCTAAAAGCACGTCAAAATTGCCAAGCATGCTATCAATATTTTCATGGGTAACACGCTCTGTGGAGAATTCGATCGTAATATCAGGATTCAGCATTCTGAGTTTCTCTGCAGCAACCTCTGCCTTATATCTGCCAATATCGTTAGTGGTATATAAAATCTGTCTGTTAAGATTGCTTAATTCGACACGGTCAAAATCAATTATTTTTATTTTTCCTACACCCGCTGCAGCTAAATAGTATAGGAGTGGTGATTTTACTCCGCCTGCTCCTACACTTACGACACTTCCCGAAGAGATTTTTTGCTGCCCCTGTTCTCCTATCTGGGGCATAACCATTTGCCTGTTATATCTGGTGTCTGAAAATTCCATGTTAACTTCCCAATGATTGTTCGAAATTGACATCAGGGTAGATGCTTTAAAGAATTTAAGTATCTACCCTGATGCTTTTCCATAAAAGTCAGCCGTCGCATGTGACGACAGTGCCAAATATGACACTATCTTCATCGTGAACTTCATCTTCCATGCTGACAAGCTTACCGTTAATCATGATTCGACAAAGTCGACGAGGCTTTTGTCTAGATTCATCAATTAGGGTCCTTGTCAGGCCTTCATCTTGTAGAGCTACATGCTTTACAACATCTGCGACTGTGTTACCATTTGCCAAATCGTAGCACATTGAACCAGTTCCCAGACGGCCTTCGGCAATACCACGTAACTTGACGTCTACCATAACAACTCCTTTCTTCACCTAGCTAGTTATTATTCCCATCAATGGTATTCCTTCAATTGTTACTTGTGTTTCACATTTGTTAAATCGTAATTAAATTTAAGGAATAAGTATGATTTATTTAATATGTCTTTCATATTCGTGTTAAGTGAATATTTACGAGAGAGTTTGCATAGTATCAGTACAGTGTGTCAAAATAAAAGTCTGGTAAGTTGTGCACCCAACTTAATCTATTTTGGATTTGTAAGTAGTTTTATCGGCTAATATAATGTCATGCGTTCGAGAATTGTATTCGGTATTCAAAAGTCACTTTGAAGCAATGTCAAAACAGGTTTTATCACAAACCACAAAAGGCTGATTATTCCCGCCTGTTACAAACGTGGAAAGCACAGTTTGAGACACGCTAAGAGGTCCTTTATATCGTGAGTCCTGTCCGTGATTTTCAAACACGATCGGTGGATGGTTTCCCACACTTGCTGTAAGCGTACCACTTTTTGTTTTCAAACACGTCCATTCTGCTTCCGCCCTACCCGTTTACCTGCAATCGACATGTCCTGACATGGGCTTCCAAACGTGATAATATCAACCGCTTCCACAATATCGCCTTTAATCTTTGACACATCACCTAAATGCTTAACATAAGGCAATCTTTTAGTGGTAACTCTTATAGGAAACGGCTCGATTTCACTTGCCCATAAAGGTTTAATCCCCGTAAGCGTAGCCGCTAAAGGAAAAACGCCCGAGCCATCAAAAAGGCTGGCGAGTGTAAGCGTTTTACTCATCGCCAGCCTCTTTCATCATTTCAATTGCCTGCTCGTAGCTATACTGTTTCCCATCTCGTATAAGAAGCACGTCCTTGGTTTTATCATCGTGAAACTTCATATACCGTTTAACCGCAACATCAATAAATTTAGGTTCAAGCTCCACTCCAAAGCAGACTCTGCCAATCTGCTCACAGGCTATAAGCGTGGATGCCGAGCCTAAAACCCGTCTAACACAAGACTGTTTGTTTGCGTGCTTTGTTTAATAAGATAAGCGATTAACGGCACGGGCTTACTGGAAGGATGCCCACAGCCTTCTTCCTTCGAGTTTTTAATCCCGTCAAATTCAAACACGGCTGTCTGTTTCTGATCGCCATACCACTTATGTTTACCGTCTTTACGCCAACCGTAAATAATCGGCTCCATGTTAAACTTCCAGTCCGTTCGCATAAGTGGTGCTCTCGGCTTTTTCCAAATTAAACCGGCTGCCACCTTAAAACCCGCGTCCTCAAAAGCATCGTAGAAAACACGTGCTTTCATGGTCGCGTAAAACTCGTAAATAGACGCGTCAGCTGCCATAGAGTTTTTGAAGTTGGTAAAAACTTTCATTAAAAACTCGTAGCCTTCTTTATCGCTTAAATCATCATTTTTAATTTTCCCTGACGCGTTTTCAAGGTTTACGAAATAAGGTGCGTCTGTGCAAACAAGATTAACCTTTGTTTCACCGAGTAATTTTTCAAACGTGGAAGAATCGGTTGAATCACCGCAAATAATACGATGCTTACCAAGCGTCCATATGTCACCTGTTTTAGAAAAACACGGTTCTTCCAATTCTTTTTCAACATCAAAATCGTCTTCGTTTACGTCTTTATCATCATCAAAAATACTGGAAAGCTCCGCCTCGTCAAACCCGAGAAGATCAAGGTTAAAATCCGCTCCTTCGAGCTCCGACAACTCGACAGCTAATAGCTCATTGTCCCAGCCTGCGTTAAGTGAAAGCTTATTATCCGCGATAATATAAGCACGTTTCTGTGTTTCAGTTAAATGGTTTTCTTTCACGCACGGAACTTTTTTAAGACCCAGTTTTAATGCCGCGGCAAGCCTGCCATGCCCTGCGAGAATCGTATTATCTTCCGCCACTAGAATTGGGGAAAGGAAACCAAACTCGCGAATACTTGCCGCTATCTGAGATACTTGCACCTCAGAGTGCGTGCGAGCGTTTCTCACATACGGGATAAGCTCACTTACGTCAGCCAAATAATACTGCATTTCTTTTTCCATAAGCTTTCCTCCCGTTAGAAAAGACCCCAGCAAGCCAGCTTTTCAAAACCACCCACCGAGTCAATGTAATCTTTCGCAATTTTCACAATCTGCGCATACGATTTACCATCAACCATTTCATCCCCGATAGCACAAGAAAACTCAACTACCCGGCCGGTTTCCTGCGCTTTCAAAAACGCGTAAATATTAACCGACACGTCAGCTTTCGTAAGATCCTTACCATGAAGACCTCCGCCCGTGACAGCATCAGCCATGTCTGACCCGAGTTTTCGGTTAACCGCTCCCGTATCCACGCTGATACCACCCGTCCAATCACCTAAAGGATTAACAAACGCACTCGGATAGTCTTTCAATAAGTCTTCTCGTTTGGCGTGAGACTGGCAGATGATAAGCTTTTCACCATCAAGAACATACTTGCCGTCATACGGATACTTTTCATAAACTTTTCGAGCAATAGCAGAAAGCTTCTTCTGCTCACCTGTTAATGGCACGCCTTTAAAAATCCCGTTATCACCACAACGAACCATACCATCCTGGTTTCGGCTTAAATGCTTATCCTGCGGCACGACCGTAATATCAATCTTTACTTTCCCAGGACTTAAACGGTGGATAATATTTTTAATATCCTTAAACTTAAACATCACCGTGCTTTCAATACACACGGCACACTTACCATGCCCGAGCATCACTTCAACAGCAATCTTAGGATTCTCATCCAGCTTGTAAGCCAGATCAACAATTGCTCCAGCAATACGATCCGCAATCTTGTCCGGGTGACTTGGATTTACTTTTTCTATCATAATTTTTCTCCTTATATGTTTTTACGTGTAATAAGCAGGCGTTCTGTAGCGGTCGGAGCGATGGAGAGAACATACAAAAAGAGCCGGTACTCTAGGTGAAGTACCGGCTTTCTTAACTGAAAATAACCATAGGAAAATAGAGGTACTTCACATAGCACCCCACGGAATAAACCCGTAGAGACTCTACGATGTATCTCATCGCCCTATAGCTAATCAGGCTTTGTGATTTAAATTTGATGCTCTCAACCTATGCAACGATATTCATTTCATTAGTTGAAATCACATCAGAGTTATTGATTAACTCTGAATTAAATATAATCAAGTAAAGAAAGTAACAGAAGATAGTAAAAAATAGCATAACTTTAATGGAAAAGTAATGCTAAATTATTTACAGTACTCGTCATTAAAGTATATAAGCGATATATTCCAAATAAATTGACATTACTTTTTGCAACCAAAAAATAAAGCCATGCTATAATCCATGACTTTATTACAATAGAAAGGATTCAAAATGCCCTTGATCAAAGAAAAAATTCCGTAAATAATTTTGAAAATTTTTTATTTATGTTTGAAAGCTGTAGTTGTGACTGCGTTGAAGATATAGAACACACATCTCCAGGGAAAGAGCCTACAATCAGATTAAAATTACAAGCAATACCTGAAATTTGGTTACACTGCCAAAGGTAGTTTATTTCGGATTGCATCTAATGTAAGCACAGAGGATCGAAATATACTTGATAAATTAATTTCATTATCTAACAAACTAACTAAAGAACTTTTTTCTTTCTTTAAAAGCAATGGTTTCTTATTTCCTGTATCAGAAACTTCCTATACTGGATTCGATGAAAAAATTTTGTATGAAATAATCAACCGATTGAAAGCGACAGTTGAGTTAATGACTGCTGTAGTGAAATTAGAAAGAATTATAAAAAGATTTGCGAATTGGTTATCTCTTTACTCCTCCGTAAGGATATTTCTATAAATACAGATTTTATGAATAAACCTTATTCAAGCTGCCACAATTCTTATCTTGAAACGATTAACAACTCTCCATCTGAATTATCTCCTAAAAGAAAATAGGAAAAATTTGATGGAGATACCTACACTATTGCAGACTCTTTATATGGCACATATAATCTGAGCATCAATGACTATAACGATAGTATTGGAGGTTATAGATCTGTTCAAGGATTTCAAAACGAGCTATATATTAAAGTAACTTTGATGTTTGTTAATTATGAGAAACAAGATACAGCTAAGAAAATTTCCTATTTCACTTCTTTTATGACATGAATGGAGATAACTCCAATAATTTCTCTGAAATAATGAAAGTAGCAGTAATTGAAATCGCTAAGTTTCTAATTAAGGAAGAAATTAATTACAATATTAAAGATATACATCCTGTTTATGATCCAGAAACCATGACTCCTTCCTGGAAAGTAGATTCACTTCTTAGTGCTGTATATTTCTCCATATTCTATTTGAAACCAGATCTTGAGTTATATCGCCCCTGTGATAATCCTAGATGTGGTCGGTATTTCCTTGTAAATACCACATCAACAAGGAAACGTTTCTGTAGCAAAGAGTGCTGCAACAAAGTTACACAAGACCGATACAGGAAAAGAAAAGGAAAAAGAAGAACTATAAAATAAAGTCTCTGTCTGTAGTACTACAAACAGAGATTCTATAATATCGTGTTTATATATTTAATCTATATCGTACGTGCCACGGTCTTCGGCAACCATAGAATCAATAGGCTTACGCGCATAAGATACTGTTTTAGGAAGAGATGATTCCTTTGTAAATTTTATTTCTTTCCTCCACCGAACAGACTCTATAGATTCCGCAAGTGCAGCCTTTTCCTTTATCGGCTTACCTGAATAATGGTACATTAGGTACCTTGTATCAATCACAATTCCTTGGATTCGTTCATAGTATTTTTTGTTGCATCTCCAGTCGCCAATTGCCTCACCAATGTTTCCAACAAAAGACGTCAGACTAAAATAGTTCTTTGCCATATTGTACGGCATGATGAAAGCATTAAATAGAGATTTCGCATCTACATTCTTATTCTTTTCCAAATATTCGCCATATGTAATTTGCTTATTGATTGACGAACCGTTAGGCAGATGGTCAGGAATCCCAGTCAAACCGTATTTATAGTACTTAGCGTCAAGAACGTAATATTTATCGTTATATATCATGATTGTATCCGGCATCAAAGGCCTCTTTTCTTTGTATTTGCCGCAATCAAGCAACCATCTTGAACGAGGAAAATATTTATTTTTGTCCTTCTCTCCAAATGCTCGATCAATTAATTTTTCCCACACGTGATCAAAGTCATCTGTACCAAAGTAGAATTGCTTATCGGAAGTCTTCTCATCCATATACTCAAGCATGTCATTCATGCTACGAAATAAGGATTTCTTCCTATCGTCATTTGTAGTAGAAAGCTTGTTTTGGACAATTCTTATTGACGTCTTAATATCCGGGTGTGACCCTGATTCCTCTGGCATATAGGGAACATACAGCCATCCAAGTCTCTTAAACGCCTCATACACACAGAATCTATTAATCTGCGTTATTTCTTTCGTGTCATTTGGAGTTGAAGATCGAACTTCAAACTGTGTAAATACAAAAGAACTCACACCATTTCTGCTTTGAACAAGAGGCATTTGCTTTCGTGCAGTTCTTGCCCAATCCTGCTTACCAGTTGAAGCAGTAGTATATACTTGCTCTTTCTCAACATAATAGGCGCCACCAATTGAAAAATAATATTCTATAACATTTTTATACGCATTGATAGGGAAGCCTACCAATTGTGGTGCTGTAAACTTATTAATTGCCAATAATCTGTCATCTTTTGTTGTAAATTCAGATAACACTTGTATTAAATGCTTTATGTCTGTTCTGATTTCAGCATCGGTTTTTGGCAACTCATATCCGATTGGAAAATAGACCATAGCATTATCAGAATCAGCTTTGATACCAACAAAACGATCACCATCTTCATTTGTGTTAACATGGCAGTGTTTTTTAATATCAAATTCCTTGATTGACTTTGATGCTGAGTCTAAATCCATATAAATCACCACCTTAATCTTCTTCTACATTAGCAAATGCATCCCTGACATTATCTTTAAACACCTTAAAGCGCTCAGTACCATTGGCATACATAAAAGCATGTATTACTTGTTCAAGACTTTGATATTCATTAACCTCAAAGATAATTTCACGGTTGAATTTAAATGCATCATCCCAAAGATATTTTATTACCTTTTCAGGGAACTTCCTATTTTGTCGCATTGCATCACGAATCACTGCAATACTGGACTTCTCATCATCTGTAAGAGAGCCACTGGTTTCTTTCATACGAAGAGCATCGTATTCTTTCAGATCTCCCATAGTGTCATCGTATTTAAGGTCATGAACATGAACAAAGTATGCTCCAAGCCTCTTATCCTCCGCAGAAGTCATCCTTGCACTATTCTCAACAACAATCTTATTGATTTCAACACAGAAATTTTTCCATGTTATTCCAGTGTCAAGGATTTCTGCATCAGCAAGCGAACTGTCAACACTGGCAAAATCGTTCTCGATAAGACGCATATCCCATCTGCGCTGAAAAGCTGTATCTAACGTGAAAACATTTTGATCTGATGTGTTCATCGTACCTATGATGGAAAGGTTTGAAGGAATACGAACCTTTTCTGTTTTTCTATCCTTGCCATACATCTCCTCAGCAATATTCATATTTGTAATACCGTACTCACTTGTACCGATGGGATATTCGTTGTCATCAATATCACGAATTTCTACTTTACGGTCAAGCAACTGGAACACTTCTCCGAAGATAGCAGGAGCGTTACCACGGTTAATCTCCTCAATAATAAGGATGTACTCTTTGCTCGGATTGTTATATGATTCACGAAGGATATTCGTAAAAGGTCCAGGAGTAAACTTATAACTTACCTGTCCATCATCTGAAACTGCTGGAAGAATCTGTCCAATGAAATCTGAATAAGTGTAGTCAGGATGAAATACAAGTCTTTCTACAACACTTCCAGGTTTGCAATATTCATGCTCAATAGTCCAACTCTTACCAGAACCCGGAACACCATATAGAAGAATATTACGCCCACTTACAACGCGATTATTTTCAAGCGAATCTTGTCTATCGGTCTCTTTATCTATATTTACATCATTGAAGCCTATTATTTTTCTGGTTGATAGCTGCAGAAAGGTTTCTACTCTTTTTTGATATTCCTCTAGATTATTAAACTGACCTTTTAATATCTGAACATCTCCATTATGGCACTCAAGGTATGGGTTCAGTCCATCCGAAAGCAGAGATTTAAGTATTCTTAAAGAACCTTTAGCTTCTTCATCTCCATTTAAGTCTACATTATTTTTAGTTTGCATTAGTTTTATGTACACGTCGTTTTGATTAAAAATAACACCATTAGTACCATCAACTAATTTAAAGATTGCGCCTTCAGATATTGCAGTTAACAAGCGACTCAATCGAGTCTCTATCTGCTTATCATAATTAATATCAACACCAATCCACAAAATCAAAATACGTACATAAGCATCCCAATCATTGTCAATTAGAGTATCGATAATGTCAGCATTAACCGTATAGATTAATTTTTTGGGATACCTTATTCCACCTGTCCTTTCTGCACTAGCAGTTTTATCTTCATCAATAAAGCTGATTTTTGCTAACTTCCAAATTAGCTCAAAGGCTACTATTAGCGATTCCATTTGAGACTTAAATAGTGAATTATTATTTATAGCACCTATTACTGTATCAATGTTAATACCATCTTGTTTACAAATTTGTGCTAGTTTATTTTTAATAGCAGTTTTCAAATTTGGATTAATTACTATTTTGTCTCCACTTTGCACGGAATACTGAAGCTCAGCAGACTTAATAGAGCACTCCCAAAACAAAAGTATTAGCGCGACAGCACTCTTAACATGTGGGAGCGAAGATTTAATACCAAGCTTTAAATTCAATTCATCATAAACGGACATATTATCTGGTCTATTCATCAGTGTTTCCCTCCATAATATCATTTTTAATTACTCTAGCGATTGCTGATGCCAATAGTGGCGGAACAGCATTACCAACTTGTCTCATTTGAGAACTCTTACTACCAATGAATATGAATTCATCTGGGAATGACTGTATCCTGGCCGCTTCTCTTACTGTTATTGCCCGATTTAAAAAAGGATGAGTAAATTTGCCTGAAGAAGGTGTATCAAATCTTGTTGTTATCGTGACGGATATATCATCTTTTTTCATTCTGGTCCACGTACCACTATATATGGATTTAGTTAGATGCTCTTTTGGTAAAACTTCTTTACCGGCATTAGGAGGAATCATTCTCAATCTTTTTAATGAAAGTGGAGAGTGTTTTGTTGCCTTATGATTATACAAAAGGTTAGCATGTCCACGTAATTTTTTTTCATACTCGCTTTGAGGCGCATATCTGTATTCTTGCACCTCATCACCTTCTCCTGATTCTAAAAATGCCAAGTCGCTAATTGCATCCCATATAGTTACTTTCTCATTCAGCGAAGATGGTAAAGACGGAGCAACCCCATTCATTTTGCCAATAATAACTGCTCTTTTTCTATTTTGTGGTACTCCAAAATCCGCGGCATTAAGTACTCCATGCTGCAAAAAGTACCCCATAGCATTAAATAGCGTCTCAATTTCATTAAAAAAATAACCTTTTTCAGCAGTAAGCAGGTTTGGGACATTCTCCATTACAAAATACTTAGGTTTTACAAGCTCAACTACCTTTACATAATATTCAAATAAAAAATTTCTTTTATCGTAGATTGTTTTCCGCTGACCTTTTTGCGAAAAGCCTTGGCAAGGTGGCCCTCCTATAATGACGTCAATCTTATTTTTATATGTTCCAAAAACAGCATCCAAATCAAGAGAGGTAATATCACCAACGACCATTTTTGTTGTTTTATGATTTTTCATATAAGCGTTTGCAATGGATTCATCATACTCATTAGCTAAAAGAACACTGAATCCTTCTTCTTCAAAGCCTAACGATAATCCTCCTACGCCTGAAAATAAATCTATTACCGTTGGTTGCATTTATTTGCCCTCTATCCTAGATTTAGCAATGTTGTAGTATTCTGAGTTTAATTCTATACCTATAAAATTGCGACCAGCTCGTTTTGAAACAACTCCCGTTGTTCCAGAGCCCATAAATGGATCTAGAATATTATCACCAGGGTTGGAAAGTATTTCTACAAAGTGCTGCATCAAACTTTCTGGCTTTTGCGTTGGATGTTTTCCATATTTTCTTTCGCTATTCGGAGTGACGGATGTTTCTATAAAATCATGAAACATAGCTCCACCATTGTTAAATGTTCCAGTCTTTGTTTTATAAGTGAAATACACCCATGCTTCTGTAGAATTTACAAAATGTAAATTCATATTTCTGGGCATAGGGTTAGTTTTATGCCAAATCCCTGTTGTCTTATAGTAAAATCCATATTCCTCAGCTAACTTTATAATCGTTTCAACTTTTATAATAGCCATAAACACAATCATAGAGCCACCCTTTTTCATGACTCTAGAAGATAGTTCAAAAAAAGACTCCATGGATTTCTTCCATTCCGCAAAACCCATGTCATCCCAACCTGCGGCAGCAAAAAAATTGTCTCTCATCTTTTTTAGATTAGTATCTCTAGTTTTCATAAAACTACCAAGATTATATGGCGGATCTGTAACAATTAAATCTATTGATTTTGCCCTAAGATTATCCATAGCAACAATACAGTCATCGTTGTAAAGTTCTATTTTAGACAATATGAATCACCCTCCTAACTTAACAGCTACTCTGCACTTTCTCCACTGGCAATCCATTTATCTAATTCCGAGCGTTTAAATTTCCAAAGTTTTCCTATTTTATATACTGGCATATCTGGTTTTTTTCTTATCCAGGTTCTCAGAGTGACAGTTTTTATCCCCAAGTATTCTGCCGCTTCATCAATGCTGATATAGCTTTCTTCATTTTTCATCTGTGTTATACCGCCTCTAAATTTTCATCACTACAGACCTAATTACCATTATATCTGCTTTTTATAAAAGGTCAATGTATTTGGTTGTATTTGGATATATTTCATTATATTTGTATATATTACTAGATATTTTACATTATAAGAAATTGCCTATCTTTGACGCTGTAGCCTGTGAGCAAGTCGTGTGTACCTTTTACTGTTACCATCCTGTGCACTCGACCCTAGAGCGTTGACATGTTCCCTCAAACAGCCAAACTGCACTCAAAAAGCACGCCGAGCCAGCTTACAGCCGCCACTCATTAAACCTTTTAACGATAGACCCTGTAAACCCCTGCTACACAAAAGCAAAATTTGCCCAGTTAATCAGCTCTTGACATCAAAACAACAGTCTTAACGTGAGATTGAGAGACAAATATGAATAAAAGTCAATAGTTTTCAAAAGCTCGTGCTCGGGAATATGTGTGGGAATATAAGCATAACTAATACGTTAAGCTATTCACTACAAATCTAAACTATTCCTATCCAATAGGAAGTCGAATAAATTAATAGTAAGTATTCCATGCTCATCCAAAAAAGGTTTTATTCTATCTTTTACGATAATTATTTTTCTTAAATGAATCATCAATATATAACAAGGACGCTTTTTCTTGATGTATCTTTTCGATTGAAGGAAGGCTATAGGCAGATTGAATATAATATCTTTTACTTCCAAGATTAGCTATGAAATCAACTTCTAACTGTTTCTTGATGCCTTTATTATTAATATTAAACGTATATTATATCTGTGAACAACATCTCGTAAATGTACGCCTCTTCCTATTTAGAATTATTTCCATTTCGGAATTTAATCTAAATACATTATGAAGAATAAGCTCATGGAACTCAACGCTATTTAGAAATCTATCGCAAAAAAGTCTCTGACCTCACCCAAGCTAGCCGTGGACACTCTTTAGAATAAATACATCGCGTCCACTCCACTTAGTAGTTGCAAAACACGTACTTGCATGATGTCATCCATTTAATTAGTCTCGCTGTCTAGTCGGAGAATTGTTTTACTTGCTTGACTTAATAAGCACGACTGCCCAAGCGATAAGAATCAGTTCCATTGCAATGGCTACTCCAAGCAGATGGTATAACTCCATAATAGCGAAAGCTGCAATAACTGGAACCATTACGCTTGTTAGAATAGAAACTAGCTGCATTTGCTTACGACCGTTTGAACATTTACTCATTTAGATGCCTTCCTAGTAAGCTGGTGCATTTAGAATCACCAGGGTCTCAAGTGGACGATAATATAATAATAATAATGCTAACGTCCACTGATGAAATTCAACTATTTGAAACTAACGGTGCTAAAGTACCTCTCTCACTAATTAACAAATTATCATAGTTGGCGTGAATGGCATTCTGAGTGACGGTGGCACCATTCATGTCAAGAGGACGAATACTGTCATACTTTTTTGTTACAACGTACCTGTCACCTTATCATTCTTCTTTTTTCACATTCATTCTGCCTTACCCATTGGTAAGTAGTAGATTTTACCGTCTTTAGAAATCAATTGCACATCCTCGGCATACAGGTCAGAGGTGTCCTGCGGATGTTTAATGGATTTGACTGATGCTTGAGCCATTATCATATCTACTGTTTTTTTGTTAATCGCCCTAAAATTAAGGTCATCATCAAATAATCCAGGAATAAAATGAATGACGCGATCGATTCCATCTCTTTTACGCTTGATCTCATCTGTATCAATGCTTAAACGATTTACGGATGTCTGATGCCAGCCAGTCAATAATGCTTGAGTATCTTCCACCTGCTTTGTGTATGTCGGCAAAAGCGCTAGGCACTGCTTTCTTGAGACAGCCCCCAGATGAAGCGTATACCTCAAGTCGGAAATCTTATACAGCACATCAAGCAATGCTTTTTGGTATGTATACCAGTTTTGCGCTTCTTTTAATTCCTTTTCATAAGATGCATAATCCAGGTCATTTTTCTTTGTAAAGCCCGCCAAAGTTAAATTAACCTGACCAAGTAACTGAGTACATTCTTCTTCTAGATTATCGAGCTGCGCAATCTTTGACAGTCTCAATTCATCATTCTCAAGGATCTCTACTTGAAAGTTGGCAATTTTCTTAACATGAGCAACAAGTGAAAAAATCCGACTTCGAAATTCGTTATCTTGGAAATCAGATATTTTTGAAATTCCATCACGGATTGCTCCAAGCTCTGCATTTATCTGCGTCATGTAATACTGCCCAACAACAATTGATGCCAATCCCATGGCTACACCCACATTATTTGCTACTACATTTTTAGCTTTAACCGCTACAAGGTTTGCATGACCCTTGATTCCATTAGCACCAAAATAGAGTCCTCGAACCGCCCCTTCCATAGCCTTAGAATTGGTAAGTTTAGCACCAGCCGGGATTATAGCGCGATACAAAACCTCGCTTCCCGCTTTTGCAGTTTGGACTGCATTGGAACCTGCTATACTAGCCTGCACCAATCCGGAAAACAAATTGCTCACACGCCCCAGAATTTTACTATCAGTTATCTCCACCAGCTTACTATCATCAGATATTGCTTCTACCGGAAGCATTTCCATCTGAATGACAAGTTCATCGAGCTTTTGATCTGGCTGAGATAATTTACTTGTTTTCTTTACTATCATCGCACTATTATTCAAATCAGAGCTATTCTCGTCTTTGGGAATATTTGTTTTCTTTAGCCTATTAATTAGGAAAGCAGCAATCATCACCACTGCCACAATACATATGCCAACTACAGCATACTCTATATTCAAAGTTCCTCCTTTTAACGTTCTATAATAGGAATAGTAAATTTTGCGAATAAATCAAGCCTCACCAATCTTGATATCTATCTCACAATCACAACTACCCGACATCTAACCCGGCAACTCCATTTATTGACATCTATCTTGGCAACTCTACCATCACACTCTTGGTTGGTTCTCCTTTAGATAAATTTTCGCAGAGTGTTTTGTCTGCCCGATTCCGAAGTCCCCCGATTGCCAGAAAACCGCAGCGTTACCGAGCTTTTGCGGCTATTTTCCTGTCACTCTCACATTCACATTCGCTGTTTTTAATCTTTTTTCCTATATATTAATCCAATACCTTCTTGTTGTAACATTTCCTCTTGATAAGCTATTTTTCACTTTATTTTCCAAAATTCCACCATTATTTTCTATAACTTTTATCGACCCAATATTGTCATCATCACACGTAATCAAAACCTTATGTAGATTCAAAGTCTCTTTACAATATGTAAGTGCCATAGAAAGCATTTTTGTTCCATAGCCCTTCATACATTCAGATTGTCTAATTTCGTATCCTATGTGACCACCATAGTTAATTAAAAAAGAATTTAATTCATGCCTGATATTAATTTCGCCAATAAATTTTTCATTATCTATCAACCAAAATGTAGTAGCTCTAACATAATTTTCAGGCAAATTTATACCATGTTCATAGTTATAAGAACTCTCTATAATTGTCTCAGGGTGTATAAAACGTCTTTCTGCATTCGGCCTAAAAATTTCATCTTCTTCATTTGCCTCTATATAACTTTGGATATATTTACTATCTGGTCTAATTAATTTCATAAGTTCTCCTTATTCTTAATATGCAATATCCTTAATATGCAATTCTAATAAAAATACAATTCTATTAAAATTAGAATCCATAATAGTCTGTTTAGTTTTCATAGCATTAATATTAAAAAATTACACACGCAAGCTTTATTAAAGGAAAATTTTTTATTTTTCCAATTAATATAGGCTTTTCGCATCCATAAAATTTTTCTTTTCCATAAATCACAGCTTTTATTAGAAAAATAGGGTTATTCCCCAATAATCAAATAATGTAGGGAACTTTTTTACAATTTTTACACCGATTTGTTCCCCAAAATATAAGCAACTAAATCACATATAGGCTAATGCCATTTATAAAATAACTCTCAAAATACTTAGGATTTATTTATCCTAAAATATATGCTATAATCCTCCTAAAAATGGAGGTTCTTGATATGAATGTAAATACAGACACACTTGTTTCTATTTCCGAAGCAAATCAAAACTTTTCTAAAGTTGCGCGACTTGTTGACACATACGGATCAGCTGTTATTTTGAAAAACAACGCTCCTCGCTACGTAATTTTAGAATTCCCAAAAGCCAAAACTGAAAAAGTTACTGTTCCAGCAGATAATGAAGTTATGGCTTTATCCAACATGTTCATTAAAAAGAACAAAAAAGTCTATGAGGAACTTGCCAAATGAAGAACTGATAGATATTATTCTCAAAGTTGCATCAGGCGAAGCAAATGAAAATGACCTTTACACTTGGATTAAAAAATCACCAAGCTTAATGCTCAACATTCCGAAGCATTTTTAGAATATGCCAAACTCTATTTCGTGCGATTGGTCAAAGTAGCGGACATAAAACACCACAACAGTATTACTTCACTACAGCTTTTCCATTTAAGCAATGCACAGCATAGTGAGCACATCCATCTGTTTTACACCCAAGATTATTACAACCAAGATTGACCTTATTCTTATCAGAAACCTCGCTAATACCATTCTCACAAACTACTTCAAGACATGCATCCTTAGGTATTTCTCCTTCTAAAACACTCGTACCATTTAACGTATCCACCATGCAAGAAGTAGCAACCTTAACATTATTCGCCACAGCAGAACCATTAAGACACTTTAGAAAAACATCATTCGCCTGAACATTCCTTGCTTCCACCCTGCCGTTATGAACTTCCGCATAAATCTTGTCAGCTTTAATATCCGTTACTAATACTTGATTAGACTCAGCTTCAATCTCACAAAAATCAACACTCTCCGGCAACGTAACAATGACCTCAGGACTGCCTTTAGCAAGCCAATGCAGCCAGTAAAAAGCCGACACTTTTTCTGTTTGAACAAGTTTTATACCGTCTTGATTTTCTTCAATATGAAATATATCTTTTTCGCAATTAACATAACTAATACTAAAAGAATTAGCCCTTCTAACCGTTAAGCTAACATCTTTCGTTTTTGCTACAAACTTCCTACTATCAGCCACTTAAACAACTCCCTTGTTAAATATCGGGTTATAGACCAAAAATCAAAAGACCCGAATTGATCCGCATTGTTAAGATGCGCGTCGGGTACTGTTATTTGCGTATGCTACACCATGAGAGTATTTTATTAAATATTGCAAACTGGCACAAATTTTTTCTTTCTAACAAGATTATTTAGTCTTACACTCACCTTCACAAACACAAACAAATGTCAGAACGAAAACGCTACAACAGGCTGCAGGCACAGTAGAAATCATCAAAACGCTATTGCGATTCAGTGAGATTTGCAAAGAAGCGCTACTGATTCTGTATGGATTGAGAGAACTCCTAGTATATCTACACTTTTTTGAGTGCACACTATGAATAGTGGGTACACCTTTTAACGATAGAAAAAGCTATCGTTAAAAAGTTTAAGATTAGCTTGATAACTTGATTTTTAGGCATCACGAAACAGTTCATAATAAACAGGATGTATATTGAAATCGACTCTAAGAAAATAAGCATAAATTCATAAAAATCAGATTAAGCTCAAGACGCAGTTCCGAACAAAATATGTTTAATGTTAGACTTTATATTGTATTCGAGCTTAATGTTCATTATCTTATTTGTGAAGGTAGAAACAACCATTGTTACTACTCTCACGTAGAAAGATGCAGAATTAGGTAAGGTAAATTATGACTTGGAGTTATGCAGAGTTTTCAAAGGAAGCCAAAAATGCAGGCGGACCCGAAAAATTCGTAGATAAGACTTTTAACCTCGGAAAAGATGAGGGGCATAAGGAAATGCTTCCTTATATTAGCGGAGCACTAGCAATTGGTGCTATTGGCAGTGCCTGCATTATGAAACTAATTCAGTATTTCAAAGAAAAATCAGACTCACCTGCCGAATTAGAAGCTGCTAAGCAGGAGATAATCCAAGGAATCAATGAATACAATGACTCCCATCCACAAGAGAACGTTATCAAAGACGCAACAGAAGAAAATTCATAGATTCTAAAATAGCAATTCTCTGATACGACTGAAATGATTATATTCGATTCGCTATAAGTTTTTATCACGGAGGAATGAAAATGAAACATGTGTTTAAAGCCACAAAAATTGGCTGGGACAAAGAACAAGATGGCGTATGGTTTGACGCTGATTATTACACCAAGGAAGAAGCCGAAGCAGAATTCAAGCCATATCAGGGAACAACACAAAGAGGATATCCTTATACCGGATACGAATATGATGGCGTAAAATATCATGATTTCACATACCTTGGCGAATATGAAAATGACAACATACCCAAAAATGATGATGATTATTTTGAACATATAAAGAAAAAATCCAAATAAAGAGATTCTGTATTTGAGAGGCTCTTTATGCAAATCAACAAAATTAATTAAGGAAAAATATGACCAGGGAAGAACTAAAAAAAACAGATTGATGAGTTAATGCGCCAATATGACAATGAAGAAATCGATGGAAATACTTACGCGCGAAAGATGATGGAATTAACCACATCTTTGAGTGGTAAAATTAGCGAATGTTAAAAAACGAACCTACTGCTTAATTGAATATAGCGGTATTAGATGTTCCACCACTCATAAAACAAGCAAGGCTTATGATTATCAGCATTTAACGATATTCATAGACCTTGCTTACATAAAGCCAAATTTCATGATTTCTACTCCAATCTTAGCTATTCAAGAACAGGCATATTTGTTGTAGAAATTACGAAATTGAATACACAAATCCAAAGATGAGCATTACTCTCGAAAATTGTATTCTATTCTTTCCGAACGCAGAAGCATAATACGATATTTAATAAACATTATTGTAGAAACCACAATATTTCATACCATATTCCCGAACATCATAAGTGACTGATATCACTCATTTAGAGCACATAAGAAATAGCTAAAAATGAGCGCTAAGAAGTTACACTCTTTCAATATTCACACTAATCTCTGATTTAAAAGTTATACTGAACTTGTCCTCGTAAACTTTTATTTTCTTGATGTACTTTCTTACCAGCTTCTCATCATACTCACTAATATCGTGACGCTCACTTTTCAGAAAATCTTCCAT